CTAGACATCGCTGCAACTAGCACCGCTCAGATCACAGACAATGCCGGACCGGGTATGATTGGATCCCTTGCTAACTTTGAAACCCTAGTGTTTGGGATGTATCGTTTCTTTACACAGAACACTCAGTTGCCTTATCCAAACTATCAACAGCTTGAACGCTCTCAAAGATTTGATTCAGGTGAACCAACTGCTTCGGATCGATTGTATTGCTACCGTATCGTTACATGCGTTACCGATGATCTTGGGTCAAACTCCTCAATCGCGATTCCCGCAGCTCGCCAACTTATTGGTGGTCGATTTGAGGAAGAAGCAGAATTGGTTTACATGCAACGGCTCAAGCGTTCGTATGAATTGCAGCAGTGATGATCATGCTCCTTCCAGTTTTACTGTACCAAGGTTTCGATGATGTCATATCTCGAATGGCTAAACCTCAACCTGTTCCAACTGGTGAACGGATCGTAACTTACAAAATTCCGCCATCGTGGTCGCAGCTCAAACAACAATCGCCTAATTTTATTGGTCCGCAACAATACGGTGAACCTTTGACCCATGAAGAAAGGTATGGATGGAATCCTGATGAAGCTCGAGAAGAATACAGTTTCGGCGGCAAAGATGGAACACCTCGTTTCAAGGGTTACTTTGGTTAAAGTGAAAATCACACACCCATAGATCAGGTGGGTTTCCCATCTTTCGATGAGGTCGATGTCCGTAGATTGCTGCAATACGAGGATTGACTTCAGCCTCAAAGCCACAGATAGCGCATTGAACTCTCATACCCTCGTCCTCTTTCCGCCAAGCATCACATAGCATTTATGGCAAATTGGGATTCTAATCCCTGATCGATGCCAATAATATTCCACAGGTGATTCACAAACGCCTACTTGACAATGTTTCACTTTGCGTTTCACTTTAATCACTGCGATGACACTTTGAAATCGGTGGTGCATTCTTGCAGAACTGTCGTGAACTGCCGCATTCATCGCAAGTCCATCGAACTGCTCGACCCCATAGGCCGTTCGCATTGTGTTCGATAGTCCAGTAGATGCCACAAGGGCATGAGAGTCCTCTGACAGCCGCCCCGTAGCCATGGTTGGTGGGCATTTGGATTTGATTGCCGCAATCGCATGTGTGATTCACTCTGATCCCTCCAAATGTGGACAGTCTGCCGTCCAGTGACCGGCCATCATGCAGTTCCTACAGAGGTAGTTCTTGTGGGGTTTAGGCTTCAAGGGTGCCTCGGATGGTTCTTGTCGCTTGGCAGCGTTCTGAATCAACTGATTTCGAACCCAATAGGAGAAGTTTGTCCCCCCTTTGACAAGTTTCTTTCTCAATTCATCGCTCACTTGATCTAAGGATATTGTCCTGTTCACCATAAAAGAGCCTACAAGCATTTACTATATGTATGTACGCATAACAACAATGCCTAAATAGGGGGAAAAAGAATAGGGTGGTGGTGCGGGGGCCTAACTTAAGACCCTAAATCCGAGTTTCCGCCGATCCTGGCTTAAAGCGGCTTCGCCGCCAAGATGGGCTGCAGATTGCAGAAGCGAACATGTTCGTTTATAGGGCGATGCCACTTTGAGTAAATCATGGCAACCGCAAAAACCGGATCCTTTTACCTGACTGAAACTGTAGCATTGGCCGCTGGGGCCGCTGGTGGTACAATTAACCAAGCATCACTCGACCTCTCAGCGTATGTCAATGTCCCGACGGGGCAAGCAATCGCCATCGATCAAGTCGATTTCATCTTCCAAGATGGCAGTGACTACAGTTCCGCAGCACTTGGTATGCTAGTCGGCAATGGTTCCTTGACTGTCCAACTTGTGGATTTGAACCCCGGGACTGCATTTGTTCGAGCTGATAACCATTCCCTTATTGCATCAGGATCATTGAACATCGATGTCACCAACAACGTTACAACTTCCCAATCGGACGTTTACCCGGACAACTTTGGCCCAACCTCACTATCCGAGGCCTTCATGGTGGTCAATGATAACCTTTACCTCACTGCTGGTAACGCTTTTTCTGCAATTGCTGGTTCCGCTGTCTATGTCACCGTTCGAGTTCGAGCGCGTGTTGTTAAGCTATCTTCCAAGGATTGGATGGCGATCGCTATTCAGAGCACAGCCGAGTCGTGATTATAATGGCTTGCGAAACATGCAGGCTACTCAAGGAGTTGCTTGAAAGTGCTGGCGTCCCTTCTGACATTGCTGCACCGGTTAGTAAGTTGGCTGCCCCTGCTGAAAAGAAGGCAAAGCGCAAGGCTAGCGATTACAGTAAGCGGTACGGTCGAAACTTCAAGCGGATCGCTGGAAGATACAAACTCAAGTCCGGTGCATGGGCAAAGAATGGATTCAAACGAGCACAACGAGAGGCTCATAGACTGACAAAGAAACTGAAGTGATATTATGGAAGGAGAACGACGCTTATTAGCAGAACACCAGGCTCTAGTTTCCCTTTATGACAACGCGAGCTCCACATGGTCCACTCTAGGAGGATGGGAACAAATTAGCCCTACAGTGCTAGTTCACGAAACCTCAATCGATCTAAGCGGATACTCGAGGGATCGATTGACTTTCTTCCCTGAAGCAATTGGTCTTCAAGATCCTGGCATCTACTCTTTCGCTGTTGGTGCTGGTGCTACATTCTCAGGACTTCAAGTGTTGGACATTATTACCAGCGTTCCACTAGACATCGCTGCAACTAGCACCGCTCAGATCACAGACAATGCCGGACCGGGTATGATTGGATCCCTTGCTAACTTTGAAACCCTAGTGTTTGGGATGTATCGTTTCTTTACACAGAACACTCAGT